GACCTTTTCCAAGAATCTTTAGCAACACACTGTTATATATGATGTGTATCCCAATCCATTTCTCCAACCAGACCCGTAGAAGTAGCAGTTGCAGGTACATCAGGAGAAGCCATTCTAATATTACCAAAGCCTACATCTAATGATGTTTGTGGACTAGGTGATAAAATTCCAACACGTTCATTAGTTCCATCAACTCGTATCAATGTTGTATAAGCACCATTTAAAAATGATGCACCTGTGCTTAGGAAAAATGCCACACCACCATTAAAGGAAGTATTTCCTGAAAATTGTGAATTACCAACTACATCCAATACTAAACTAGCTCCAGGAGTAGGATTAGCTATACCAACTCTACCTTCATAAACTACTAATGGAGGAGCATTTTTTAACATAGGAACTCCACTATATGTTCCTACAATATTATCATAAGTAGCCAAGTTAGTGGCATCTGTAACTGTCTTTATTCTGTGTAATTCTCCCTCAATCATAACTCTAGTATCTACGTGTGCTGGTGAAAAAGCAGTTCCTACACCTACAACATTTTTAGTACCGCCAACAGTAGATACTGTCCCTGCAAAGGATGCTGTTGGATAATAAGCAGGAGGAAAGACTTGATTAGATAGCCCATTAATTTGTTTAATGAGCCAATCAATTTTACCTAATAAGCTCATATTTTTAATATTCATAATAGTTTTATTTTAAGTAGTTATTTTACAGCATTTACTTTCCATTTGGAAGATCAGCTTATTTATTTTATCTCCATAAGTATCAGTCAAAGAATTATCTAATACATAGGTCTCATACTTCTTCAACAAAGATAAGAAATTTATTGCTTCTGAGTCAATATTTGATCCAAGTATTTTCATCCTTGTAATCTCGCAGAGTACATTTTTTAAGGTAGTTTCCATTATTACTTATTTAAGGTATAATTGGGAATATTCCACTTACTACTACATCATCTTCGAGATAAGTACCAGTTAGATATACAGCATTTTCTGTTTGAGTACATCCACAATCATCTGTACAAAGTTTTTGTAGTTGTAACTCTATGTATTGGGCAGATAATAAGTCTCCCTGTAATAGAGCATACTCTAAACTTTCAAGCATTGTGTTTATAAAAGTTATTTGTGAACTAACCAGATTTTGACAATCCGTAGTTACAGTAGGTACACAGTCAATAATATCAACCTGGAGTACCTTATCTAAGATACAAGTATTGTAAACTGTTAAGTTGCTTATTGCAAACTCAGTAGTTGACCCTTCAAGCTCCCCTATTGCAGTTGTGATTTCAATATAAAAAACACCATTAAAAGTAGTCTCACCAATAGCAGAGACAGGTATGCTAAGATTATTTGTAGCAAACTGAGCCCCTCCTGGGAAGTAAGATTTAATATCAATAGCTCCTGAAGTTGTTTTATACATATCAGAAGTCCAAAGCCTTGCAGTAGAATAACTCTCTCCAAAAGGAATAGTGATTGCTACCTCTATTGAGGTAGCATCACTATTTAGTCCTATATTGTTTAATACAATCATTTGATTAGATTAAAAGATAAGATGGCAAGCCTTTAGGCTATACCATCATTATCAACATCATCAAAATCAGTAGTAGGTTCAACAACAGTAGATACTGCACTAACAACGGCAACATCAGATGTAAGTTCATCAAATCCTAAACCAGCTACCATTAAGTCAAGAACACCAACAAAGGCATCTCTTGTAGTAGTACTAGCTTCAGGGATTGCAACAATAGTACATAAGTCATCAAGTTGACCTTCAGCCCACCCTGCTTGGTAACTATGTCCATAAGTCAAAATAAATTGATCATAAGGAGTAGCTGCTACAGCATTGTAGTTAATGTCTTTAGCCATACCTGTAGCTTCAGATAATACGTAAGGGCCAGGGTTATTATCCCAACCTCCAGAGTGAAACTCTTTTTGCTTGATGTCATATCCACTACCTTCTTCATATGCAACTTCTTGAGTTACAGTAGCAGTGCCATTACAGTCAAATCCTTCTACTAGAGAAACGATAGCAACAGTTTGGCGTGGCTTGTAGTATTTCAAGTTCACATTACAGAAGTTTCTGATTGCAAGCTCAACAGTAGTCAAACGAAGATCACTAAATACTTTAGTGGTTTCATCTGGCTGTACAGCGTTAAAAGCAATCATTGCAGTTAAATCTGCTTCAGTGATAACATCACCAGCAGCGTAATCTGCAACAGTACCATGAGTCACAATTGTAAGAGTTTGTCTTGCAATTCTATCCACAGTTAAGATTCCACTTTCATCGTTTTCGATTTCAGTGACTAACAAGCTTGTGATTTCATTGGCATCACCACTAGGGCAAGTTGCACAATCTTCACAGCAAGCAGTTCTTACAGTGTAAGTTTTAGTGAACTGATTATACCCTTGTCTTCGGTAAATTTCCTGATTACGGAATTCTACTTTAACTGCATAGTCAGTATCACAATCAGCAGAGTAGTCAGTAACTTCGACTATCATAGGCTGAGATGCAGTGTGGCCTCTAAAGCTTACTGCTCTAATGTTTCTTGTTTGGATGTTTTGACCTGCTGATACCCCAACAGCATCCATTACAGCATCACCATCTGTATCTAAACCTACAGCTAGAAACCAATTTCTAGTAGCGGTTTGAATAGAGAGGTTAGTCTCTGCATCGAAGAAACCAATTTGACCAACAGCTATAGTGCTGATGGCTTGTCCTGCTGGAAGAATCGCTTGATCTCCACTTGAAACCAGGACTTTGAATACATCATTGTTTTGTGACATAATTCTTTTAGTTTAAATTATTTAAATTTAGATTCTGTAGTTTAACTTGATAATCAGGAATTTGTAATTGACCCGTTACCAATAAAACTGCAATATCTACAATTTCTCGATGTGTCTCCTCTGGTAATTCGCAGTTTTGAAATCCAGTAAGATTCACACCCGAAGGTAAATTATAATTTCCACCTACAACATCTTGAGCATTATGAATATAGGCTGGATGCCTAACATAGTCAAAGTTGCAAGTATCAATAGTAAATGTACCATCAGTGTAAAAACGCAATCCTTGTGCATCAAAAACTGCATTAACAGTTCTCCATTCAAAGGAAGATTTATCAAAAGGACTAGACTCAAATTCATCATCATGTTGTCTAATCTTAATGTTTGCTTGTATATCAGTACAGTTTTGTTTTGTCATCTTAACTGTACCTCCCAGGTAATGCCAATAGTCACCAGGCAATGTTGCTACATTACTCACTGGAACTAAATCACCACTTGGTACTACAAGAGTTCTAATATCGTCAGTGTTTCTTTGAACTCTTTCAAAACCTAAGCGTGTTGCATAACGAGGGAAAGCTACCATCTTGATAAAGATTTCCTGCCCTGCGTTTAAAGCCCAATCTATTTCTGGTACTCTAAGGTTACGATACTGTTGGCTATCTACTTTGTTAAGTTTCGTCTTAACATCATAAGCCATGTCTCTTGAAGTCATTAGTTATTAATTGCACTCATAATCCTCAACTTTAAGTCTTGGTTTTCTGAGTCTTTTAAGTAGGCAACTACATCTAATTCATCACTACCTATTACATGGTCATGATAAAGTACTTTATGTCCTACTTTTCTAAGTACACTTTTTTGTAAAGCTTCTATAACAACAGCATGTAGCGTTGCATCTTCAGAATCCATACCAATGTGTCTTACTACTTCTCTGGCTTGTTTATCTACAAGTTTATCAAGTTCAACTTCTACAAAATTGTCTGACTTACCTTTTAGATTTTTACCAGATAAAATTAAGATTAATTCAATCTTCTTATCCTTTGATAAGTTTGCAGATTGAATTACTGCTTGTTTCTTTAGTTCTACTTTCTTCGCCTTAACAGCAACCTCTTCTGATTCATCAAAGATAACATGAGTAGCTTCAGGCCATAAACCTTTTTCGTACTCACTCATAGAATTAGCAACATATTTACTTGCTTTCATAATTCTAACTTTAATAAAATCCATAGTCTTTGTACTATCAAAGAACATAGTTGCATTTTCAAGACTAATTGTACCAAGTGAGGAGTCCCAAAATTCATGTGGTTCTCCAGGATTATAACTTGGGTTTAAATTCTGATTTAAAAGTTTGCCATATTTTTCAACTTCTTCAGGACTTAATCCTGAAGCATATTCCATATTGGCAGCATCAACCAAAGCTTTTATTTTGATTGGTCTCTTAAAATTCTCTGCTCCTGTTTTTCCATGCCAAGTCTTTCTTTCTATTGGCCTTACTTCTACTTTCATAATATTTCTTTTTTGATTTTGATGATAAAAATTCAGAAAACTTAGATGTGGGCAAGTTACGAAAACTTACCCACATTCCAAAGTATTAATTTCGAGATAAGATCAATTCACCACATTTAGTGATGTCTTGTATATGAAGTCCACAAGACTTCTCAACGTGCATCTCATAGTAAGAACCAGAGTGTGCAGAGCTACCTCCATTCTTAGGGCCATATGGGCCATAAAGACCTTCAATGTAAGTGAAAGCAAAACCATCTTTCTTATTGATAAGTTTGATGTTTGATTTGTTTCCATCACCAGAGAAGTCCATGAAAGTGATACGTTGTGACTCAACAGGGAAACCTGTTACAGGATCAATCTCAAAGTTGATCTCTCTGTCATCATACAATGGGTTATGGATAAGCTCTAAGCTTGAACCATTAGCCATGTTGTATCTTACATACTGCATTCCTGCTTCTAGTGCATTTGAGTGGTACTCAGATTTAACCTTATTAGTATAAACCTCAACGTTCTTAATGAACCCTGAACTGTTTACCCAATTTTGGATAGCTCTGTGGAATTGTAACATTCCATATTCACCAGTAAAGCCTTTGATACTTCTTCCTTGACCTGGCTTAACTCTTGAGTAAAAAATATCCATAAGATACTCCTCAATAAGTTTAGTAGTCAAGTGAGAATAACGGTGGATGTGTGAGTCTTCAAGTTGCTCTTGAATACCTGGGCCTGATCTAACAGGTCTTCCATTGGCTCCAATTACAGTATCAGTAGAACGAGAATACCAATATCCTCTTTCTAATTCTCTGTACCACTGTTGCCAATATTCAACTTCAGCGTAACGAATCCAAGAATCGTGAAAAGCTCCTTTTGAATCAGGTACTTTTACTGCAAGTACTTCAGTTGAAGCATAGTCAGTTACTTTGTACTTCTTACGGAATTTACCCATCTTATTTCTAAGAGAGATTGGTAAGCTGTACTGAGTAGAACCTGACTGTTCAGCAGCTTCTTCGTACTGTGAGAACAACTTAGCCCACTGAGTTCCAGGAGTTAAGTAAGTTACAGGTAAAGAAAAAGAACTGTCATCAGACATTAATCGAACAGTATATAACCATCCATCACCATGTCTTCGTGGCTCTTCCATAATTCTACACTGGTATCTTTTGCTTGATGTACCAGGAGTGATAACATCACCAGCTACGTACCAGTTTTCATCCAATTTGATTTTAAAATTTCTACGAAATGCGCCTGGGGTTGTATCTGAAACAGGAACAACATTCTCTACCACTACAAGTGGTCTAGTGTTAGCTCCTTTCAAATCCCATTCCCATTCTGTAGCTGCAATGGTTTCTTCAGTTTTCTTGTTACCCATCAACATACTTGACATTGGATTGTCAGAGTAGTAGTTTGATGCAGAAAATAACTGATCCATCTTGTCTAGGAATTTGTGGGGCTTGGCAAGCAAAGCTCTTCCCAAGTGGGATTGCTCTGTCATGTTAGCACTCCATTCCATTTCCTTTGTAATTAATCTACTTCCAAGAGTTGCCATAATTTAATTTAAGATTTAAAAATTTAAGTGTTAATATATTCTAAAAATAATCAGAAAGTGATTTCTTGCCAGCAGAGGTTGCCCCACTACCTGTTGATCTCACATTCTTCGTGTCTTTCTTATTTCGTCTTATCCCATCCTTAACTTTCTTAGTAACTTCAGTTTGAGCTTTGGCCTGTATAGTGGACAAATCAAAATCAGTTTTAAGTAGTTTAGCAATAAATAAGGCTTTCTTTTCATCCTTTAAAGCTTCCATCAAATCCATTTGCATAGCAGTAATACTACCACCATTATCTAGTTTAACGTTTCTATCTACCATATAAGATGGTAAATCTTTCTTGTCAGCTTTAGTTAAAGGTATGCCCTCTACATCATTAATCTCTTTTAGATTACTTGTTACAGAGGATTTTAACTTTCTAAGGGTTTCTTTTTGAGCTTGCTTAGCAGCTTCTTGCTGTTTAACCATAGCTTCCCTTGCTTTATCTTCTTCCTTTTTTTTCTTCTCAAGCTTTGCCTTTGCAAACTTCTCAAGTTTTTTAGTGTCTTTAAGGAATTCAATATGAGTCTCAATGTAGTCATCATCGTACTCTTCTTCTTTCAAAGCATTTCTCATTACAAGTTCTTGATTAGCTTCTTGAGATATGTCCATGTCAGAACTAACTCCAGAATCTTTTACAAAAGAACCAAGAAAAGATCGAATATCACCACCATCTAAAACAAACTTATTCAGGTCTTTAACTACCTGGGGCAGTTCTTGAAATAGCTCTCCTACTCTCTCTTCAATACTAGCTTCATAGTTATCTTCAATAAAAGCAGCAGCTTTTTCTTCAGTCAGCTCTTCTCCTTCTTCTAACTCGTAATCTAAAAGACCTTTTTCTTTTAAAAGGTTTAATGCTCCAATGTGTCCAGAACTTCCTTCTTCCTCTTCTTCATCAGGAATCTCTTCCTCTCTCTCCTCCTCTTCCTCCTCTTCAGCATGTGAAAAAGGTTTTTCTGGTTCTTCTTCTACACCAAAGAATGAATCTTCTTCTGGTGTTTCAGATTTTGGTTTTTCAGAAGGCTCTTTTTCCTCAGCATCTAGTTTTGCTGGTACTTCGTCTTCTGGAATAAGCGTACTTACTTCAGTTGTTGTTCCGAAAAAATCCACCTCTTCTGTTTGTTGTTCCCATCCTATAAAAGATGTGTCTAACTCCTTACTTTGATTTTGATTGCTCATACAGTACAAATTTAATATTAAACTTAACGTTTTTCAAGTATAAAACTTAATTATCTATTTTCAAACACTAATAGCTAATTCTTATTATTTAGAACTTTTAGCCGAAGAAGCTTTTAGCTTTTTCTTCTCTAAGTCTACTTTTTCCTTGTCCATCTCTTTTTGATGCTCAAATTTCTCTTTTTCTAACTGCTGCTTACTGACTTTAATATCTGCATCTAAACCATCTCTTGCTATTTCAATAAAGTCATTTACACCATCTTGATCTCTGTCTGACTCAGGGTTAAAAGATGCACCCATTATACCACCTTTAACAACTTCTGTTTTTCTCTTCTCTTCCTCTTTAAGGATAGCCATATCTTTTTCATGCTCCCATACTTCTCTTTGAAAGTCTCTTTGCTTCTCTGCCTCTTGAGCAGCAGCTTGAGACTGTTGTTCTTGCATACCTTGTTCAAATTCTCTTCTTTGTGCTTCAGCAGCTTTAAGGGCTTCTTCAGCTTCAACGATACCTTTTTGTTTAACAACTGCAATAACATCAGAAAATTCAACTTTCTGTGACTGCATAGCTGCATGTGCAAGGTTTCTAATAAGCTCCTGTACTTCTTCTGCTTTAGCACTGTCTTGAACAAAGATGCCTAAAGTAGAGTTTTCAAGTAATGCCAAGTCTAAATCAATAATCTTTCTTGACATATCATCTAAAATATAAGTAAGCTTAGTTTTACCAGAGTTAGCATATGCTATTTTAGCAGTCTCAAGAAGAGCTTGTAAGACACTTCTTTTCATGTGAGCATGTAAATCATAATAAGGTTCTAAGATGTGAGAAGATTGAATAAGCTTTTGTTGACCTGTAGCTTTACCTTCATAAGGACTAGATTGCCCTTCTACATTAGCTGGAATACCAACTGATAAACCAGCTTGTGTTTTTAGATACTCAGCAAGTTCAATGTACTTACCTATATCTGAAGCTAAAGATAAATCAATAGTCTTAGCCAAAGTGTTCACATCATTATATTCTGTACCTTCTTCATTAGGGTCATACCACATTACAGGAGAGGCATCCATAAAGTATTTCCATTTCTCAATATCAATACCAGCACTATCAGGAATAGCATTAATATTCATAAGAACTTTTTTACCTTTATCAGAAGCTAAAAGCAACTCTAACCTATACATTACTATGTTATAATAGTATTGATACGGTTTAAGACGATCCATTAAAGATGTTTCTTCTGAGTTCATGTTGTCATAAATAACACCATAATAAGGTAAATCACACTGATATAAATTATCAATATCTTTAAATTGACCTGGAATAGGTTGCATCTGCTTATAAATATCAGCACCAATTTTCCATGTCTCATAGACTTCTGGAATCCATTGCCATTCAATTTCTATATCCCCTGAATCAACATCTAACTTATAATGTTCATCCACTATCATTTCTTGAGGCATCTTATC